TCGTGCATTACGGTTTTATCGAAACGTTCATAGAACAGCTTGGTTCGAAATATAACATCCGCGAGATTGCGTTTGACCGTTGGGGCGCTGTTCAGATGGTGCAGAACCTAGAGGGGATGGGCTTCATGGTCGTTCCGTTTGGTCAAGGGTTCAAGGATATGTCACCGCCGACAAAAGAGTTGATGAAGCTGACGCTGGAACAGAGGATCGCACACGCGGGTCAGCCGGTGCTGCGCTGGATGATGGACAACATCTACATTCGCACAGACCCTGCGGGGAACATCAAGCCGGACAAAGAAAAAAGCACCGAGAAGATTGACGGTGCGGTGGCTACGATCATGGCGTTGGATCGGGCGCTGCGCAACTGCGGCGGAGAAAGTGAGAGTGTTTACGATGGAAGAGGCCTGCTTGTCCTGGATTAAATGAAATAATGCTCTACATATCGCGCTCTAATTTCAATAAACGTTGCGAAAATGAAATAAGAGTGCTAAAGTATAGTTGTTATTTCATTTTGAAGGAGAGGCCTGATGAACACACGAACGGGAACCTACCGGAGCAATATGTCTGGGGAGATGGCGTATCAGTCTTTCATTCCCACGCCGCTTCCGCCGAATCCGCCCATTGAAATGGATCGCGAGTTAACCGCGGTGCTGGTCGGCGCGCATCGCCAGCTTACATTATTGGAGCATCTGGCGAAGCGCATACCGAATGTGGATCTGTTTGTTTCGATGTATGTTCGAAAAGAAGCTCTGATGTCGTCGCAGATAGAAGGAACACAGGCAACGTTGGAAGACGTTTTTGACCCGACGATCGACGAAAACGCGAATCGCGATGTCGCCGACGTCATTAATTATATTAAAGCGACAGAATTTGCATTGCGACGAATGGAAGAACTACCGTTATGCAACCGCCTGCTAAGGGAAACGCATGCTGTTCTCATGCAGGGCATACGAGGGAAGGAGAAAAACCCGGGCGAATTCCGCGAATCGCAGAATTGGATCGGCGCGGCGGGAAGCACGATTAAAACGGCCAGATATATTCCCCCAATGGTTGCTGATATGCAGATCGCGTTGTCGGATCTGGAAAAGTATTGGAATTCCAACGATGAGCTGGATGTGCTGATCCAGACGGCGCTGATTCATTATCAGTTTGAGACGATCCATCCATTTCTGGACGGAAACGGGAGAATCGGGCGCCTGCTGATCACGCTATTCCTCATGGAGCAGAAGGAGCTGTCGACGCCGGCACTGTACATCTCCTACATCCTGAAAAAGAACCGTATTGAATACTACGACCGCATGAGTGAAGTACGGAGAACCGGTAACTACGAACAATGGGTCCGGTTTTTTCTGGAAGCGGTTCGCGATTCCGCTGCGGATGCGGTTGAGACGATCGATTTGCTGACGGAGTTGAACCAGAGAAACGAAAAAAAGATAGAAACGCTGGGCCGATCTTCGAAGATGGCGATGACCTTATTGCATTATTTGGAAGCAAATCCGATCATCGAAGTGAGGAAGACCGCTGCGGCGTTGGGCGTAACCTTCAATACGGTTTCGAAGGCGATTGAGAATTTGATCCAGCTTGGTATCCTGAAGCAAAACAGCCAAGCGGAACGAAACCGGACGTTCTCATATGAACAATATCTCGATATCCTTCGCAGAGGCACATAACACACAATTCATGCATCGAGAGCACCGCAACTGCGGTGCTTTTTCTATGTGTAAACAAGGAGAACGCATGGGACTTCTGAATTCTATCTTCCACTCCCGCGATAAACCGAGAGATTCTTTGAACGGCAGCCGCTATAGCTTCTTCTTCGGCGGTACGTCCAGCGGAAAGCCTGTAAACGAAACGACCGCCATGCAGATGACGGCGGTGTACTCGTGTGTGAGGATCCTGTCAGAGACCGTAGCGGGGTTGCCGCTGAACGTCTATAAGTACAACGACAGCGGAGGCAAAGAAAAAGCGTTCAAACATCCTCTCTATCGGCTACTGCACGACGAGCCAAACCCCGAGATGACAAGCTTTGCATTTCGGGAAACGCTCATGAGTCACCTGCTCCTTTGGGGCAACGCTTACGCGCAGATCATCCGAAACGCCAGAGGCGAGGTGATCGCGCTCTACCCACTCATGCCAAACAAAATGACAGTCGACCGTGATCAAAACGGCCGGCTTTTTTATTTGTACCAACGCGGGTCGGAGGATCCGACCACGCTCGGCAAATCGACACAGGTGACACTTTCGCCAGCGGACGTGCTGCACATCCCCGGGCTCGGCTTCGATGGTCTGATCGGGTACAGCCCGATCGCCATGGCGAAGAACGCGATTGGATTGGCGATTGCCACCGAGGAATATGGTGCAAAGTTCTTTGCTAACGGCGCGGCTCCGGCAGGTGTTCTGGAGCATCCGGGCACGATTAAAGACCCACTGCGCGTCAAGGAAAGCTGGAACTCGGCTTATCAGGGAAGCGCGAACGCTCATAAGATCGCCGTGCTTGAAGAGGGCATGAAGTACACGCCTATTGGGATTGCGCCGGAGCAGGCGCAGTTTCTGGAAACTCGGAAGTTCCAGATCAACGAGATCGCGCGCATCTTTCGCGTTCCGCCGCATATGCTGGCGGACTTGGAGAAATCGTCGTTCAGTAATATTGAACAGCAGTCGTTGGAGTTTGTGAAATACACGCTCGATCCCTGGGTTGTGCGCTGGGAACAGAGCATGTGCCGGGTGCTGTTCAGCGAGAGTGAGAAGTCGACGTACTTCATCAAGTTCAACGTGGATGGGCTTCTCCGCGGTGATTACGCCTCCCGCATGAGCGGGTACGCCACCGCGCGGCAGAATGGTTGGATGAGCGCGAACGACATCCGCGAGCTCGAAAACCTCGATCGTATCGCGCCCGACATTGGCGGTGATCTGTACTTAATCAACGGGGCAATGACGAAGCTGGAGGACGCAGGATTGTTCGCTGGGACACAATACAAGAAGGAGGATTCCGCTTGAATAGAAGGTTCTGGAACTGGGTGCGAAACGAGGACGGCACCCGAACACTCACACTAAACGGAACGATCGCCGAAGAAAGCTGGTTTGAAGACGACGTCACCCCGAGGATGTTCCGAGACGAACTGAACGCCGGCACGGGTGACGTTATTATTTGGATCAATAGTCCGGGCGGCGACTGTGTGGCGGCGAGCCAAATTTATACTATGCTCATGGATTACAAGGGCCATATTACGGTCAAGATCGACGGCATCGCGGCGAGTGCCGCGTCGGTCATCGCCATGGCGGGTACGGAAGTACTCATGGCACCGACGAGCTTGCTCATGATCCATAACCCATTGACGGTGGCGATCGGCGATAGCGAGGAAATGCAGAAAGCTATCGCAATGCTGGACGAGGTCAAGGAGAGCATCATCAACGCATACGAGCTGAAAACGGGGATGTCCCGCGCAAAGCTCGCGCACCTCATGGACGCGGAGACGTGGATGAACGCGAACAAAGCGATCGAGCTTGGCTTCGCGGATGGCGTACTGGCAGATGAAAAGAAGCAAGCGGCGCATGACGATGTGATGTTCAGCTTCTCACGCCGCGCGGTCACAAATTCGCTTTTGAATAAGCTGCAGCGAAAACAGGCAAGTAAAGCCGATACGGAGGAAACACCGCTTGTACAAACAACCGAACTGAGATACCCTGCGGAGCCGCTTTATCAGCGGCTCTCTTTGATTTCACATTGAGGAGGAAACGAATGAATACGATTTTGCAGTTGCGCGAGAACCGCGCGAAGAAATGGGACGCCGCGAAGGCGTTTCTGGACGTCAAGCGAGGCGCGGACGGCTTGCTCTCCGCCGAGGACGCTGGCGCATATGAAAAGATGGAGGCCGAAGTAGTCGCGCTCGGTAAAGAGGTGGAGCGGCTTGAACGTCAGGCGGCGCTGGACGCCGAGCTGAACAAGCCCACCACCGATCCGCTGACCAGCAAGCCCGCGCAAACCAATACGGAGCAAGAGACGGGCCGCGCGACCGCCGAGTATAAGAAGGCATTCTGGAACGCGATCCGTTCCAAAAATCCCCGGACAGAGATCCTGAACGCGCTCCAGGAAGGTACCGACAGCGAGGGTGGCTATCTCGTTCCCGACGAGTTTGAACGTACCCTGGTGCAGAAACTGACGGAAGCGAACGTGCTGCGTCCGCTCTGCCATGTGATTCAAACCAGCTACGGCGATCGAAAGATTCCCGTAGTCGCGTCGAAGGGTACCGCCGACTGGGTCGATGAAGAAGGCACCTATCCGCTCTCGGATGATTCCTTCTCGCAGGTAGTCCTCGGCGCGTATAAGCTCGCGACCATGATCAAGGTGTCGGAAGAACTGCTCTCGGACAGTATCTTCGACATCGAAGGATATGTTTCGGAGCAGTTCGGCAAGCGCATCGGCGACAAGGAAGAGGATGCGTTCCTCAACGGCAACGGTGTCAGTAAGCCCATCGGTATTCTCAACGCCACCGGAGGTGCGGAGATCGGCGTCACCACGGCGGGTGCATCCGCGATCACGGGCGATGAACTGATCGACCTCGTGTACTCGCTTCGCGCACCGTATCGCAAGGGTGCGGTGTTCGTGCTCAATGACACGACCGTCAAGCTTCTGCGCAAGCTCAAAGATGGCGACGGCCAGTATCTATGGCGTCCGGGCATCACGGAAAACGCGCCGGATACCATTCTTGGTCATCGAATCGTAACCAGCGAGTTTATGCCGCCCGTCGCGGCGGGGAGCAAGTCTATCGCGTTCGGCGACTTCTCCTATTACTGGATCGCTGATCGTCAGGGCCGCACGTTCAAGCGTCTGAACGAACTGTACGCGACAACCGGACAGGTCGGCTTCCTCGCTTCGCAGCGGCTCGACGGCAAACTCATCCTGCCGGAAGCCATCAAGGTCCTGCAGCAGAAGGCGTAAGGAGGAATCAAGGATGCAGATTGTTGAAGAACCGGCGGTCGAGGGACCGCACAACTGTAAGAACTACATGACCGATGGCGGCGACACAATGGTGATCGGGGGTGCGCTGGTAATCGAAAACAGCGCCATGGTCATAGGGTTGCCGCTAGAATTCGCAACCGTCGACACAACGGGCGTGATATACCAAGCGGAAAATCAGCGCGCGAGTACCGCAACGGATGTCGCGTCGCTGGTAAATGATTTTAACGCGCTGCTGCTGAAACTGAAAACCGCCGGCAGCATGGCTGAAGACACGCCGGGTGCGGCGTGAGATGGCAACGCTGCTGAGTAAGGTCAAGGCGAATCTGATCCTGACCCACGACGCGGATGACGAATTGCTGCAACGGTTAATTGACGCAGCAATATCCTACGCCGAAAGTTACCAGCACCTGACAGTCGGAACCTACGAAGTGGCGGCCATGCCGCCAACGACCGAGGCTGCGGTGATTATGCTCGCCTCCCACTTTTACGAGAGCCGGGACGGCAGTACGGGCGGGTTCTTTGCGGATAACGTTCAGGCGGGGCAGCAGACATGGGATGTCGTGAACACGCTGCTTCGCCTTGACCGTGATTGGAAAGTGGGCATATGAGCTTTGGCAGGATGAACACGTTGATCTCCATCACGCGGGAAGTCGTAATGAAGGACGTGGAAGGATTCGCGACGAAGACCGATGAAGTCATAGCATCGGTGTTCGCATATCGGGAAGGGCGGCACGGTTCTCAGAAATGGGTCAACCGTGCCACTTTTTCGGAAGCGACGGACTTGTTCCGATTCAGAGTGATTCCGGGGCTGACCGTAACCACTGCGAATGTGATCCAATGCGGCGATGATCACTTCGAAATCACATCCGTCGAGGATGTGAAAGGTCGAGGCATGTACATCGAAGCGCTGGCAAGGAGGGTGACGCCGGATGGCTAAGGTGAAAATCGAAATGCCAAGTGGCTTCATAGACCAGATCGCCGGCATGGGCAACGCGCTCGATGCGGCGATTCCCAAGGCGCTTGCGGCCGGCGGCAAGGTCGTCATGGAGAAGATGAAATCGAACCTGCAAGTGATAATCGGGCGGGAGACGAAGATGAAATCGCGCTCGACCGGTAAGCTTGCCGCGTCGCTTGGCGTATCACCCGCGAAGCTGGATCGTGACGGAAATCTGGATGTGAAGGTCGGCTTTTCGGAAGGGCGCGGCAACGTGAGCAACGCCATGCTCGCCAACGTATTGGAATATGGAAAGCATGGGCAGCCACCGCAGCCGTTTCTGAAGCAGACGAAATCTTCGGGCCGGAAGCCGTGCATTGAGGCGATGCAGACAGCGCTGAAGGAGGAACTGGATCTCCCGTGAGTATGCTGGAAGAACTAAATACGATCGTCGAGAGCGCCGGGCTTCCTGTAGAGACCGGCGTTTTCTCTACCACTGCGCCGGACGAGTACATTGTGATTACGCCAATCTCGGAGCATTTCGAGTTGTTTTCGGACAATATACCGGGCATGAACATTGAGGAGACGCGACTGTCGCTCTTTTCGAAGGGTAACTATGGTGCGAAGAAACGGCAGCTCGTTCGACTGCTGCTCTCGGCGGGATTTCTGGTATCGGAACGCAGATATATCGGGCTGGAAGAGGACACGGGCTATCACCACTTTGCCATCGATGTGGCGAAGGAATATATGGAGGAAGATTAGATGGCAACCATCGGGTTGGATAAATTGTATTACGCGAAGATCACCGAAGGCGCGAACGGCGACGAGACATATGCCGCGCCCGTTTCGCTCGCCAAGGCGATGTCCGCGGAGTTAAAGATCGATATCAACGAAGCGACGCTCTACGCCGACGATGGCGCGGCGGAGGTGGTCAAGGAGTTCAAGAGCGGCACGCTCACGCTGGGTATCGACAACATCGGCGCGGCGGTGGCAAGCGATCTTACCGGGTCGCAGATTGACGACAACAAGGTGCTGGTTTCCCAGAGCGAGAACGGCGGGCAGCCGGTCGCGATCGGGTTCCGCGCAAAGAAAAGCAACGGCAAATATCGCTATTTTTGGCTCTACCGCGTTGTGTTCGGCATTCCTGCGACGAACCTGCAGACGAAGGGTGACAACATTACGTTTTCGACCCCGTCGATCGAGGGAACGATCATTCGGCGCAACAAACTGGACGGTCAGGGCAAGCATCCGTGGAAAGCGGAAGTCAACGAGGATGATACGAGCGTACCGGTGGGGACGATCTCGGGCTGGTACACGCAAGTCTACGAGCCGACGTTTGCGGCGGAGGGTTAACAGATGGAAAACGACAGAGGCGCGATGATCCGAATCGGCAATCGGGAGTATGAAATGCTCCTGACCACCCGCGCGACCAAAGAGATTGCTGTGCGCCCAGATAGGGCATTGTTAAAAAGTAGTTTAAGGTACTACACCGTATGATAACACGGTAGTCAACCCACCTAACCGAAAGGCGAAAGCTGACACGGGAACATAGCACGGTGGGAAAGCGGTAAGTTGTCTAAGGTAATATGACACGACTGAACCGCAATGACAAGCGGATATAAGGAATAGGCTATATTTGCCGAACGTGAGTTTCAAGCATTTCTTTCTTTGAAATATGGGAAATTTACCTGATACCCATACCACAAATAACATTGTGTTTTAGCGATGCACAATGGGTTATCAAGATATTTGTGGGGCAGGCTGGAGAACCAGCATTAACGAAACAAAAACGGCTCCGACAATCCGTACACCTATTAACAATGCTAACTGGGGATACCCTAAACGGAAACGCCGCAAGGCTATAGCCGCAGGGCTTGAATATTTCGCACGGGTACGGAGCGTCCGTAGTAGTCAAGGACGGTAATGCCGTCATAATGGCAAAGGGACGCAGTTGATGTGTACTAAAATCAAAATTGATTAGGGAGGAAAACCTCAAATGCAACCAACAATAGAGATTTTAGGCAAGATGAACCGAAACTCAGCAAGCAACAAGAATGAAGTCTTTACCCGAGTGTATCGTTATATGCTCAGACCTGACCTGTATTTTGCTGCGTACAAAAACTTGTATGCGAACAGCGGAGCGGCAACAAAAGGGATTAACGAGGACACGGCGGACGGTTTTAGTGAAAAGAAAGTGCTTGGTATTATTGAAAAACTTCAAAACGGCACTTTTGAACCATCACCGAGTCGCAGAATTTATATCAAAAAGCAGAACGGCAAAATGCGTCCTCTTGGGATTCCAACTTTCACAGACAAGTTGGTGCAGGAAGTTATGCGAATGATATTAGAAGCGATTTATGAACCTGTTTTCGTCCAGAGTTCTCATGGATTCAGACCCCAAAAAAGCTGTCATACCGCACTTGCCGAAATCAAAAAGAGTTTCACAGGCGTGAAATGGTTTATCGAAGGCGACATTAAAGGATGCTTTGATAATATCAATCATGGTGTTCTTGTCAACATAGTGAACCGAAAAATCAAAGATGCTCGCTTTATTCAACTCCTGTACAAATTTCTCAAAGCGGGATATTTGGAAAATTGGCAGTATAGCAACACTTATAGCGGAACGCCGCAAGGTGGAATTATATCGCCTGTACTGGCTAACATTTACCTTCACGAGTTAGACCAGTATATCCAAATCTTGAAAAAAGAATTTGATGTAGCATCTGAGAGCAAATATACGCCTGAATATGGAAAAGCACAATGGCAAGTGAGGAAACTCCGAAAAGCGTTATCAACAGCAAGCGCAGAAGAAAAACCGTCTTTGCTTAAAAAGTTGAAAGCCGCACAACAAGCTATGTTTTCAACCCCTGCCAAACTGCAAACCGACAAAAAATTAGTCTATGTAAGGTATGCGGACGATTTTCTGATTGGTGTAAATGGCAGTCGTGAGGACTGTGAAGAACTGAAAAGCAAACTCACAGCGTTTGTTGGTGAAACACTAAAGATGGAGCTATCCGAAGAAAAAACGCTGATTACGCATAGTAGTCAGTCGGCAAGATTTTTAGGATATGACATTGCAGTTAGAAGAAATTCTGCCGTCAAACCAAACGGTCAGGGCTACAAACAGCGTACACTCAACAACAAAGTGGAATTGACAGTACCGCTACAGGATAAAATCGAAAAGTTCCTATTCTCGAATAGCATAGTTAAACAAGAGAATGGAAAGTTAGAGCCTGTATGCAGAACAAAATTACTAAAGTTGAGCGACCTTGAAATTCTCACGGCTGTAAACAGCGAAGTGAGGGGTCTGTGCAATTATTACAGTTTGGCAAGCAATTATTGCAAGCTGAAATATTTTGCGTACCTTATGGAATACAGTTGCCTTAAAACGCTTGCGGGCAAACACAATACCACCACGGCTAAAATCATAAAAACAAATCAAGACGGACGTGGTAATTGGGGCATTGCGTATCAAACAAAAAGTGAAAACAAGCGACTGTATTTTGCAAACTATTATGACTGCAAACAAAATAGCGGGTGTGACGACAATATTCGCCGCAGGGCAATAGAGTTTTCATATACCAAAAGCAGTCTGGAACGCAAATTGGAAGCAAAAGTTTGCGAAATGTGCGGAAAATCCGATGTTAAATTGGAATTCCATCACGTTAATAAGGTTAAGAGCCTCAAAGGCAAAGCGCTTTGGGAGCAGTTGATGATTGCTAAAAGGCGCAAGACATTAGCGGTATGTTCGGATTGTCATAAAAAAATCCACAATAGCTGAGTTTCACATTGAACATCAATGGAGAGCCGTGTACATCGAGAGGTGTAAGCACGGTTCGGAGGGGGGACTGCACAAACCTATCACGGAAACGTGAAAAGGCGGTGCTTTCCTACCCTACAAGCGTTATGGCGGGCTGGAGCATCTTGGCGATAAACTCATGAAAGCGGAGAACTTCGAGTTGGCGCTGGACGAGGTGGTTTGGCTGATTACGCTGCTTGCCAATCAGAGCACCCTCGTGCACAACCTGCTGGAGCCGGATCATAAGCGTGAGCTTCTGACCGAAGAGGCGGTGGAACTGCTCACCACGCCGCTGGATCTCTCCGGCTACAAAGCCGCGATCATGGAAGCGATGGTCAAGGGGACGAAGCGCTATGTCGAGAGCGAGGAGGAACCCTCAAAAAACGTGTCGGTCGGGCAAACGATGAAGAGCTGTTTGCCCGACTGATCTTTTACGGCGTGACCTTGCTTGGACGAACGGAGCGCGAAGTTTGGTTTATACCAATTGGCGATCTTTTAGATCAGTGGGAAGTATACAAACAATTTCACGGTATCGTGAAACCAGCAATGGAGAGCTATATCGAAAGTGTGATTGCGGCAGGCATATAAAAAGCTGGCAGAAACTTCTTTCTGCCAGCGATGGATGCTGCGATTCCTTATGCGCTGATCGGTAATAGGGAAAGTTGTAGACCAAGCGGTTTTACGATTTTTAACACTGTATCGATGCTGGGTACCGTTTTCATGGTTTCCATGCGCGCAATGGATGACTGCGGCAGGCCGGATAAAGCCGCCAACTCTCTTTGTGTCAGCCCCAGCTCGTTACGCCGCTGAATGATCAGTGTAACGAACGTTGCGAGCTGGCTAGCTTCTTCGATATCCGCTTTTACTTCCGGACTTTGCTCGGAAGCATATTCTTTGTAATCATTCCAGGTTTTCATGTCTTCTTGCCTCCTTTTCTGGATAAAAAATCGTCGCGTTCCGCAATGGCGCGGTCGATTTCCCGTTGCGGTGTTTTTTGCGATTTCTTACGAAAGTGATGGAGTAGTACAAAGGTATTGTCCCGAAAGTAGAAGTAGAACACTCTGTTATCTCCAGGTCGAAGTTCCCAGATGTCCTCAATGATGTTCTTGGTGATCGTTTCGGGAAGCCGCGTACCGTTTTTTTGAAGCAGTTCGATGTAGTAGACGATCTGCTTATGCTGGATACGCGCATCTTTGTTTCCAGTACTCCTCTGGAGCAGATCGTCAAGAAAATTCCAAAGCTCACTAACACCGTTTGCGTCTTCGTAGAAGACAACCTGATTCATACTTTGCTCCATCCTTTTCGGTCTCATGATAGCATAAACGCTATCAAACGTCAAGAACTGACTCGAAGAAAGTGTACATATGGGAAATAGCGATTTTGGCCTCAAAATCGGAATTGAGGGAGAGACCCAATTCAAAAAAGCCCTCTCCGAGATCAACCAGTCGTTCAAAGTACTCGGGAGCGAAATGAACCTCGTCACCTCCCAGTTTGACAAGCAGGACAAATCGGTCGGCGCTCTGACCGCCCGAAACCAAGTCCTGCGAAAAGAGATCGACGCTCAAAAAGATAAGGTCGAGACCCTCGAAGCCGCGTTGCAGAACGCGGCTTCTTCTTTTGGGGAGAATGATAAGCGGACTCAGGCATGGCAGGTGCAGCTCAATAACGCCAAAGCCGCCCTTAACGGCATGGAGCGCGAGCTTGGCACGAACGAAACCGCGCTGGAGGGTGCAGCGGACGATCTGAATTCTGCCGGCAAACAGGCTGACGAGTTTGGCGACGAGATCAAGCAGTCCGCCGATCAGGCGGACGACGCGGGCGGGCGTTTTGACAAGCTTGGTTCGGTCGTGAAAGGCATCGGCGTTGCTCTCGGCGCGGCTATGGCGGCGATCGGCACTGCGGCGGTAGCGGCGGGTAAAGCGCTGGTCGATATGACGGTCAACACCGCGGCATATGCGGATGAGATGCTGACGCAAAGCTCCGTCACCGGCATGAGTGTGGAGCGGCTGCAGGCGTATTCGTATGCCGCCGATCTCGTGGATGTGTCGATGGAAACCCTGACCGGCTCTATGGCAAAGAACGTGAAATCCATGTCCAACGCCGCCGACGGAAGCAAAACATATGCCGAGGCATATGAGCGTCTTGGAGTATCGGTGACCAACGCGGACGGATCACTTCGCGACAGCGAGGACGTCTATTGGGATGCCATCGATGCGCTCGGGCAGGTATCGAACGAAACGGAGCGCGACGCGCTAGCCATGCAGCTATTTGGCAAGAGCGCGCAGGACCTGAATCCCCTCATTGCTCAGGGCAGTGAGGGCATCGCGGCGTTGACCGACGAAGCCAAACGTATGGGCGCGGTGCTGAGCGAGGATACGATCGAGAAATTTGGCGCGTTCGATGATTCCGTACAGCGACTAAAACAAGGCTCTGAGGCGGCACAGCGAGTTATGGGCACGGTTCTGTTGCCGCAATTGCAAACGCTTGCGGACGACGGCGTTTCCCTGCTCGGCGATTTTACATCCGGTCTTGCGGAAGCGGGCGGCGATTTTGACAAGATCACTGCCGTGCTGGGTGAGACAGTCGGCGGGATCGCAAACATGATACTCGGCAGCCTGCCGCAGTTCGTGCAGGTCGGCATGAGCATCGTGAGCGCGATCGGCGGCGCTCTGGCGGCGAATCTGCCTATGCTGGTTTCCGCCGCTACAAGCATCATAATGACACTGCTGCAAGTGATCATTGCCGCACTGCCGCAGTTTACGGACGGCGCGGTGCAGCTAGTCACGACACTCGTGCAGGGGATCGTCGATAACCTGCCGGCGCTGGTCGAGGCCGCGATTCAGATGATCGCTTCAATCGCGCAGGGTATTGGCGGCGCGCTGCCGACACTGATTCCGGCGATCATCGAAGCGGTGCTGCTGATCTGTGAAACGCTGTTCGACAACATGGACAAGATTCTGGACGCGGCGTTTTCGATAGTGAAGGGCTTAGCGGAGGGCATTATCCGCGCGCTACCGAAGCTGATCGAAGCGCTGCCGAAGCTCATCACGGGGATCATCAACTTCTTCATGCAGAACCTGCCCACCCTCATGGCAATGGGCATCGAACTGACGGTTCAGCTTGCGGTTGGCCTTATCAAAGCGCTCCCGCAGCTGATTGCAGCGCTGCCGCAGATCGTTTTGGCTATCCTGAACGGACTGCGCCAATCGGTATCGTCCGTGACAGAGATCGGTAAAAACATCGTCAACGGCTTATGGGAAGGCATCAAGAGCATGGCCTCGTGGCTGGCTTCAAAGGTGAAGGACTTCTTTTCCAACATCGTGAAAAGCGCAAAGAAAGCGCTCGGGATTGCGTCGCCGTCCAAGGTATTCGCCGGAATCGGCGAGAACATGGGTGAGGGCGTGGGCGTTGGGTTCACCGACGCCATGGAGGATGTTAACAAGCAGATCCAGAGCGCGATCCCGACCAGCGTGGACGTTGGCGCGATCGATGATGTATTGACGAACCTGCCGAACAGCGTGAGCTTTGCCGGCTCAAGCGACCTTTTATCGCAGAAACTGGACGTTCTGATCGGCGAAGTGCGGCGGTATCTGCCGCAGCTCGCGGGTATGCAGCTAGTTGCGGATACGGGGGCAACCATCGGCTGGCTTGCGCCGGCTATGGACGACGCGCTGGGCGCGATTCGCAGGCGAAAGGAGCGGCTGACGTGAGCGATATCCGATTCGGAACCAAATGGGCGCACGCGGACTATGGTCTGATCGTCGCGCCCTACGCCATCCCCATGCCGGAGCCGCAGACGAACTTCATCGAGATTCCCGGGCGCGACGGCGCGCTCGATCTGTCGGAGGCATTCGGCGCGGTGCGATATTCCGATCGGGTCATTGAGTTGACGCTCTACGCCCGCGCGCCGTTCGACTCGCTGGTGTCCACGTTCGCCGCGGATGTACACGGGCGGCGGATGAACGTGATCTTCGATCGTGACCCAAACTTTTATTATAATGCCCGAATTACGATCGAAGACGTGGAGC